AAAAGCGCATTCCGAATTCTCTGCTCGTCCATTCCAAGATTGCGAAGAAGCAGCGCAAGGCGGCGATGGAGGAGTTCAAGGCCGGTAAGCTGCGAACCATGATTGCCACATCACTGGCCGACGAAGGACTTGATCTGCCGAACGTGGAACTACTCATCATGGTTAGCGGTGGCAGGTCATCGCAGAAGACGATCCAGCGAGCGAGCCGCGCATTGCGGAAAACAGATTCCAAAAACTGTGCGACAATTCTGGACTTTTCTGACAGGTTCCACCCCATCGGTGCATACCACGCCAAGAAGCGAATGGAATGCTACCGTCAACTAGGTTGCGTCTTCCAATGAGTGCATCAATTACGACATCAAATGAAACAGCCACGCCCACAGAGAACGTAGTTCTTCTCATCGGAGAGCTGCGCGGAATCAGCCGCAAAACGGAAACCAAGACCGGCGCATTGATGGTCCGACGGGTCATCTCAATCGCTCGCCATTGGACCGATGCTGATGGCCGATTCCACGAAGATTACGACGAGTTCGAATTGTCCTCATGGGGACAGGTGGCTGAGAAGATTATGGAAGTCGGCAATGGCGCGCTGGTGCGTGTCAAAGGCCGCGTGAAGGTCGAGCGTTGGTCAGAAGGTGGCGATACGAAAAGTGCGGTTCGAATCGCTGCGGAACAAATAACCGTGCTGTGTTACTAATCCAATGAAAGCATCCAATAAACCAATCGTAGCCGTAGATCCTGGCGTCAGCGGAGGATTCGCGGTCAATACACCGGACGGCATTATCCTGCTGTCTATGCCGGAATCGCTGCCTGAAATCTGCGCGCTGATCAATCAGCTAAAGACGGCCAATGCAGAGTTGTGGATCGAGGAGCTTCCACTGTTCGTGTCTCCCATGACGAAAAGCTCGTCGATGGCGACACTTCACAGAAACCTCGGTCGAGTTGAGGCTGCTGCATACGCGTACGGATACGCTCTTCACAGAGCAGCTCCAAAAGTGTGGCAGGCTCCTCTAGGACTCGGCGGGAAAGCATCGTGCAAAGATCATTCGGAATGGAAAAGAAAGCTCAAGGCGAAGGCGCAGGAATTGTACCCCCATCTGGACGTAACCCTGAAGAACTGCGACGCGCTTCTGATCCTTCACTATGCCCTAGGAGGTGGCAGATGATCCGCAGATCGAGCCGTCCTCCATCATCGGACGAAATCAGACAGCTCCTCATCGCCGCATTCTGCGCTGGCATGGTCATCACCGCCGCATACTTCATTCTCTTCGTCGTCAAATGAGCGAGCCTACCAAACCTCTCGCAGAGGAAACCGACATCGAAACCCTGCGCCATGCCATCGAGGAATACCAATGGTTGGCCAAGGTTCTCTTCAAATCTCTCGGATGCGGATGCAACGCAGGCCATGACCTGTGCTGGAACTGCACCCAAGCTGAGCGACACTACAAACACACAATCGAGATATACAAATGAGCATGAACAAAGTAACGACAGTCCGAGTGGCAGACGCAGACGAATCGACCCCAAGGATCGACTTCGCCTACATCGACCGAAAGTACAAGGAATGGCTGATCCGCCGTGGATTCGCCAACGAAATCGGAACCGAAATGGGAATGCGCCGAGCTGGCGGACGACGCGGCAAACGAATCGAACCTGATGAAATCTGAAATCACGCGACAACAGTTGTTGAAGGAAGCCCCTCAGTTGATCGAGTATGCACTTCTTCGCGGTTGGATGAGCAGGCCGAAGCCCCAGCAAAACGTGGATGAAGTCTGGCATTCGAGCGGTTCAGGCCATCTCGACGATGCTTCCGAAGATGAGATACAAGAACTTAGGAAACAGCTCGGTGCAGGTTGAACTCCTCTCCGACGACGTAGAGATACGAATCGGAGAAACCAAGTGGCAAGGCGTGGCCTACATGCGTGAGGGAAAGCGAAAGGTCTACGTTCGAACTAAGGCTGAATTCAATGCCAAGTTCGCGCCGATAGATGCGAAGCCCTAGCCATTACATCGCCGCACAAGAGCAGCTCTTTGCGAAGTTCAAGTCTCGCTCCATACCCATCCAGCAATGGAGCAAGTACCTGATGACTCCCAAAGAGCTGTCTCTCCTTTTTCAGAAATTAGAGAAATCAAATTCTGTTCTTCAGGAAATAGCCAAGACTGACCTTGGCAGGTCCGGGGAACTCGCGAGAAAACAACTTGGAATCGAATGAGCAATTCAAATATCGACCGTGCGCGAGCATGGCTTCGAAACACCCCCGGAGCCGTCAGCGGTCAGGGAGGTCATAACACAACCTTCGCAGTAGCTACCGCTCTAGTTCATGGCTTCGAGCTTTCACGCTCGGATGCGGAGATGCTGCTGAGCGAATACAACGCGAAGTGCGTTCCGCCGTGGAAGCCGAACGAATTGGCCCACAAGGTCAATCAGGCGATGACCGTGACGCACGACAAGCCGAAGGGATGGCTTCTATCCGCACAGAGCGGAACGCCGGTATCCACGACCGGCAAGTTCATCGTTCAAAAGATCCAAGCAATTCCGCAACCGGAATGCCGATTTACAACCATCGACTTTCTCAAAGCCTGCTTCGAGCCGGATGAAGTTGTCTGCATCTGCAATGACATCATCTGCGACGAGGAGGGCAAGGGTAGGCCAGCGTCCAAGGGTACGTTCCTCAAGCGCGACGAATGGATTGAGAAGCATTTTACGCCGCCCATAAGTTCCATGTGGAACGGTCCTGACAGCCGTGGCGCGTATGTACGGGTTAACCCGTGTCTCGATGAAAGCGGATCTGATTCCGGCGTGTCAGCCTTCCGCCATGTGCTGGTCGAGATGGACGACAAGACGAAGGATGAGCAATGGACGATCCTCAAGGAGTCGAAGCTACCACTCTCTGTCGTCATCGATTCCGGCGGCAAGAGTCTGCACGGCTGGGTGCGCGTTGAAGCGGCGAACAAGGAGGAATGGAACGAGCGTCGCGACGTTGTTTATCGCCATCTGGAGGCTCTCGGCATCGATCCGAAGAACAAGAACGCGAGCAGGTTCTCTCGTCTTGCCGGTGTGATGCGCGATGGCAAGGAGCAGAGGCTTGTCGCCATCAATGTGGGCGTCGTGAACTGGGATGCGTTCACGGACTATCTGGAGTCCCAGGACATGCCTCAGGAGTTCACGCTCCAGAGCATCATCGACTACGATCCTGAGAACGACCCTGACAACCTGATCGGTGACAGATGGATTCGTCGCGGTTCATCGGTCCTCTTTGTCGGTCAGAGCGGATGCGGCAAAAGCTCGATGGCATTCTACCAAGGACTGAGGTGGGCCATAGGCTCAGATTGGTTCGGATGTCAGCCGGTACGACCGCTCAAGGTGGCCTACGTTCAAGCTGAGAACGACATCGCCGATCAGCATGATGCACTGAAAGGGGCCGCGCAGATGGTCTTCGGAAGCGATTGGCAGAACGGATTGCGCCGTGCAGACATGCTCTTCTTCCGCGAGGCAGTTCGAACCGGCGCGGAGTTTACGACCATGCTACGTCGTCTTATTCGAAAAACGAAAGTAGACATTGTCTATATCGACCCTCTGCTCTCCTACATTGGCGGCAATCCATCGGACATCGAGGTCTGCGCGAACTTCACGCGGCATCTGCTCCAGCCGATTATGATGGAGACAGGAGTCGTCATCGTATTGGTTCATCACTTCCCCAAGCCGAAGGGTAAGGACGAAAAACCGGAGAGCGTGGCAGACATGGCCTACTCAGGATTCGGAAGCTCCGACCTGACCAACTGGGCGAGAGAGGTAATTGTCCTGAAGGAGGTTGGATTCAATCAGCCGCGACGCTTCATGCTCGGGATGGCGAAGCGCGGAGACAGGTCAGGATTGAAGGACAAGAACGGAAACAAAACCGGCTCCATCGTCATTCAACGAGGAGTCGGAACCATCTCTTGGGACTACGCACCGCCTGAGCAGTTTGTAGTCGATAAGGCGGCGGCGACGAAGAAGCCGTGGGGCGGACGCTCTAGGGGGCGTTAGCTTTCCTTCTCACGCTCAGCGCGGCGATGGCCTTTGGCGGCAAGCGATTGGAAGCGTTTTGCCCCGTATTTCTTGCGTCCGATTGAAGCTGCCAAAGCACCCGGATCTTTGACGCCTTTCTTCTCAAGCTCGCCAACGAGCTTCTCGTAACGTCCGCCACCACCAAGTTTCATCTTGTCCATATCAGTTAGAATGAGTTTTAACTACAAAATTACCAAGCCTTGCAGGACCAGAATTTGGGCGTCGTCTTGTCCTTAGCCTCCGCGCAGTTATGCCGCGCGCGGAAGTTCTTACGACGCTCAGGATTGTCGCGCTTGATTTCCATGTTCGGGTCGCCGAAGCGAACCTTGATGACGTTGCCAGCAGGATTCTTGACGTAGACAGCACTCTTCTTCCGCTCGCCCGGCGTGTAGAACGGCTTGTTGAGCGTCACCTTCTTGCCTTGGTAACGGCTACCTTTCTTGGAGAGGGAGGTTTTCATTAGAAACGACGAACAGAAGCTGGAGGAATCTGGGGACGTTCAGCCTCCTCACGCTCATCGTTTCTCATTTTCAAACGATCAGCCTCAAGCGTAAGAATCTTTGGCCAACGACGGTTGAACGCATCCATTTGAACCTTTGCAACCTGATCGATTGGTTTTGTAACCGTGGCAAGGTATTCTGGATTTCTGAGAACTCTGCCAATGGCGGCAGCTCCAGTTACAGCGGCAAGGTTAGACAACGCCATCCTTCCGTACATGTTTGCTCCAAATGTTGATGCGACAGCAGATGTCACCGCAGGGATGAGCTTGCTCTTAACGAGACTATCCTTCTCGATGACGACAGAAAGCTGATCAGCAATCTTGTTCATCTGATCGACTCCAGATTTTCCGAACGCCTCAACAATAAGCGGGTTATACTGGCCGGAAATCAGCTCGCGCATTTTGTTGATGTTGACTTGCTTCTTGCCTGCATCCAGCGATTCCTTGAAGAGGTTTCCAACGACCAAATTCTGAACGTCACCAACAAGATCTGGCCTTTCGTTCCGCATGACATTCATAAACTCCTGAACGACATAACGCTGTTGCTTGCCGTAATCAGTTGTCAAAAACCTGACTACATCTTCCGGCTGAACTTGATTTGCAGAAAGCCTTCCAGTCTTAGTGGCGTCCAAAACCATCTTCTGGAAGTCAGTCGCTTTTCTGGATGCCTGCTGAACGTAAAGCTGAAGATCCTTGGCCAACCTACTTGAGTCTGGATTCGACAGGATCAGCTTGATCTGCTCGTCATCCAGCTTGATTGGCAATTTCCCGTTTACAGCACTCTGAAGATCAGCCAAAGCGGATGTTATCTGCTTTGTCTTTGCATCCATCTCTTTCAACTCTTCGCCAAGATCAGGACGACGTTTTTCAAGCCGCTCAATCTCTTCATTAACGGATTTAATCTTCTTTTCATTCTCCTTCAACAATCCGCGAGCAGCCGTGTCATCATCTGCAATCCTTGCCTCAAGCTCCTTAGACTTGGAAACTAGGTCGTTTTTCTGAGTGGCTAAAGTAGCCTTTCTGTCAACCAAACCCTTGTAACGTGTTGCAACGTCTTGGATTTCAGAAAGCTGAGGGAAAAACTCGTTGGCAACTTCTTGTGTTAGCCCACTTCCTTTTCCTCGTTTTGCTTGAGTCAAAAGATTCAAGAACTCAACTGGAGTTTGACCTTCTGTTCTCAACTTGTTGTAAACAAAATCGTAGAGCATTGGTTTGAATGAAGTGTCCCAATCTGATCCAGCCAACTTCTTCATCACCTCCAATGCTTCGCCGCCACTCGATCCAAGTAGGCTCATCACGGCTGACGGCTTTCCGCCACCTTCACCAGTCTCGCGCAGAAGACTTCCGATAAGAGTTCCTTTGAATCTCGTTATGCCTTCACGGTAAGATGCATTTTGAGCTTTAAGCTTATCTCGTAAATCAGGATCAGTATTAAGTCCTTCTTCAATTCTTTTTTCAACACGTTCAAGTTCTTCAAACTTGTCGTAAGTTGCTTTTTGAACAGGTTTGTTGAAGTCGATTTGATCAAGAATTTCAGTCCTCTTTTCTTTCAGGTCTTTAAGAGTGAAAAGATCGACAATTGGATTCCCATCTTTGTCCTTAACCACATCGCCATTCCTATCAAGTCTTTCAACAGGAACTGAAATCGCTTCAAGTCTAGGATCTAAAGCTTTGTACCCAGCATTTTGCTTTGATTTGAAATCCTTTAGAAGTCTGTTTGCTTCTTCACTAAATTTCTTTCCAGTTTCAAACTGACCTACGGGTTTTCCGTAATCGAACTTCGGATCAAATCCGTTTTCGATTTCATCAATTTGCCGTTGCTTGTCAGCTATTTCGTTGTCGATCTGGGTTCTTGTAATGTCGTCAGACGCCTTGAGGTCTTTCTTTTGAATCTCAAGATTCCTGATGTCATCAGAAAGAGACTTAGACCCCAACTGAAGTTCTCCTTCAGCCCTTCTTGCAGCACCGAGCAGCTCGGCGTTTTTTGAAGCAAATTCAAAGTCTACTTTCTTTTTTGCCTCCCCGATCATCTGCTGAGCATTGAGAACGATTCCGCTAATCAGATTATCGTCGATGTCCTTGCGCTCAGTGACGCGCTTGAGTTCTGAAACGATCTGATTGGTCAGCTCGTCGCCACTCAATCCAGCGGCAGATCCTCTTCTAATTGAATCTTGCAGAAACGTCTGAATGTTTTCTCCCCAAGCGCGGATGTCTTCAGGTCGAGTTCCAGAAAGTTCCGGCGAGTAAAGTGTGTCGGCCAATTGTCCAGCCAATGCAGGGTCAATTCCTCCACCTGCACCAAGTTCTCGACGAATTGCGTCTGCGCGTTCGGTTAAAAACTGCTGCGTGTAAGGACGTTGAAGTTCTCCAGCAAACCTTCTCAGGCTTGGCCCACTTCTAGAAAGCGCGCCAAGACCCCTCAAACCTCCCGCAAACGTGGGAAGAAAAAGACCGCTTAGTGCCGCTTGCTTAATGGTTTCCTCTGTTTTTCCAGACTCATCTCCAAGCGTTGATGCAAGACCTTGAGCTGCTCCAGTCATTCCACCAGCGGCACCTTCTTTTAGGATTTGCTTCAACCTTGAAGACTGCTGAGTAACTCCAGTTTCAGCAGTGGTCAAAAACTGTAAAGGACTGCGAAACCCTCCAGCTCCTCGCTTTGAAAAACTAAGAAGAGGAATCCCTTGAGCAGCAGCTTCTTGGACATCGTACGGCTCTGGAGCTATCGTCTGGCGAAGAAGCTCGCTTCCAACTCCAGCGAGCATTTCTCCTCCAACAGTTTGAAGGCCAGGAATCTGAGAAATACCAATTCCAGCAGCTGCACCAGCAGCCATTCCAAGTCCTCGGCGAGCCTGATTGAAACGATATTCGTTCAGCAGCTTCTGTTCTTGAGGCGTAAACTCAATGGGTACGGAAGGGTTGAATCCAGTAGCTTCCAATTCCTGAAACTTCTTGGCACTTTCGCGTCCGAGTCTGAGGTCAGCTTGCTCAACAAGAAGGCTTTTCGGCCTGAATGTATCACGACCGACAAGTGGAGCTTGTTCAGCGGCTTGGTTCACAGCCTCCATAGAACCCATTGGAGCTTTGTCTGGAACAAACGAAATCTCTGGAGTCGCATTTATTCCCTGCTGCTCGTCTGGAACAAACGTGATTTCAGGTTGAGCAGAAACCTGACTCATTGATTGTTCAGGCAGACCTACATCAACCGACTGAATGGGTTGGCCAACCTGCATTTGATCAGGTTGACCTTCGTTCTGCAAAACGTACTCATCCATAAATTATTTAATTGTTCCTTGCACTCCGTTGATAATCACCCTAGCACCGGGTTGAACCCCAGCGGCTTTCGCTTCTTGGATCGTCTTAAAAGAAGGTATAGAAACAGCAGCATTCGTAGAACTCGCTGTTTGTGGGGCAGGAGCCGTAATCATTGTGCTTCTCGAAGGCGTTTGAGACGTTCCGGCGGGAAGGTCTTTTCCGTATTTCCTGTAAATACTGTTTACCCGGTTCATCCCCTCGCTGACACGGGTATCAAGCTCGTCTTTCTTGATCTGAATTTGTTCAACAAATCTAGGAAGATCGGTTCCAAATACCCTTCCGGTTGCAAACCCTTTGACTGGGTTCAATTGAAATTCAAGGAATTGTCCAAGGCGTTTCGACTCTTCGACACCAACAGCGTCTTTGCCTTCTGCGCTATTTAGAATTTTAAGGATATTCTGAGCGGAAGCTCGTTTCACATATTCGTCAATTGACGGATCATCGAGAACACTAATCTCATATCCAATTGCGTCAGAAATTCCTTGCTTGTTGGCGATGTCATCAGCGGCTTTTTTGACAAGCCTATCATCTACCGCATTAAGTTTAATTTCTCCAGCTTTTGCAGGTTGGAGAATTTTTTGAACATAAGCGTCAGTTCTCTTTCCGAGCTGACTTACTTTGATTTTTTCAAGCGCAAGTTTGTCGAGTTGAAGCCCCTTAGTAAAATCAAACTTTTCCCGCTCAAGTCCAGTTTTAGCTTCTTGAGTTGCCTTCTTAAGCCCAAACTCATCCCGATCAAGCTCAAGCCGAGCAGCATCTTTTAACTTTTGATACTCCAGTTTTGCTTTTTCAATTTCAGCATCACTTGCATTGTTAGCAATCAACGCCGTCAGCTTGTCCCTGGTAAGTTCAAGATTACCAAGAATTGATGCCGTTTTAGCTTCAGTTTGCCCAATCTTTGAAGTTCCTAATTTTTCATAATAGGCGTTCATTTTCTGAACGTCGATGTTGGGGCTTCCGTCTTGATTGAAGCCTATCCACGCACCCGCATCGATTGCCTTGTTTATCGTCGATGCTCTCAGTGTGTTGGAGGTGGCTTCCGCCCTGTCTCTGGCTTTCAGTAGTTCAGCGCGAGCAGAATACTTTTCAAGATTGTTGAGCATCTTGTCCGCCTCAAGCCGGTACTGCTTGGACTTGAAAGCGGGAATGACCGGAAACTTTGCTTTTGCGCTAGGGTTATCGAGGTAATCTCCGACTTGCTTGCTAAGATCCGAGAACGTCTTGAACTCATCCACCTGTGCCTGCCGCTCCTCAATGGTGTCAGCAAGCGTAATGTCCCGAATCTTGTTCTGAAGCTCTAACGCCTGTCGCTGAAGTACAGACTCCGCAGTCTGCTGTTGGAACTGCTCCATCATGCGAGCCTGCGTCTGCGCGCGGTCGAACAGCGATGCGCCTAGCTGAAATGCTTGAAGAGATTGGTCGGCCATAAGATTAGCGTCCGT